TCATACAGCAGATCCATGCCCGTGCTGCCCGAATCAATCACGGCACCGCCATCCTTTTCGGCGTAATCGTCGTCCAGAGTGGTGATGTCGATAACCTTCGACTTTTCATCAAACCCATCCCAGTCGGTGATTTGACCGACAGCGGTGAATCCCTCGGTCGGAGTCACTCCGTCACCGATTTTCAGGACGAGGTTGTTGGTGTTGTGCGTGGTGGTAGTCATTGCGTTTGCTCCCAAATCAGGAAATCGAGTGATTTCCGCACGAGGTTGGTGGTGGAATCGTGGTCGTCCCGGTCCTGCTGGACGCGGGCGGAAATATCAGTACGCGCCTCCAGCAACTGGATGACGGTTTCAGCCATCCGGCTGGTGGTTTCAACATCGTCAGCCCAGATGTCAATCTGCATGGACACCTGATTGTGGCCGGAATACCCGTCCAGCGTTTGCAGGCGCTGGCTGCTGATCGGGGTGTAAACAATGTACGGGCGCAGCGCGTTGGTTTCTGGCGCTACAAACGGCCACACGCGACCAGCAACCAGCGGTTTCAGGGCGTCATGGATGGCGGCATTGGCGCGGATCGTGGTCATCGGGCGTTTCCTCGCGATATGGCAGCTGCCCGACGGCGGGCTTTTTCAATCATTTCCCGCAGTTTGTCGGTAAAAATGCCCAGCGCCTCAGCAGATCGCGCATCAAAGGCAGGCCGCAGGAAAGGCCGCGCCGGTGATTTCGATGTCCCGAACTCGATAAACCGACCGTAATACGCATCACCCTGCCAGCTGATGCCTACATAGGCCTCACCGCCGGTCAGGTTGGCGTACTTGCGGCCCTTCAACCGTTTGCGCGCAATGTTCTTGCGCAGGTTGCCGGGCTGCACCAGCGTTTTTTCCACCGCACCACGGGCCGCAGAACGCGCCTGCAGCCGGTTGAACCGGTCAGAAACCTTGTTGCCGGTCTTTGCAATCTTCTTGGCCTTAGCGCGCTTGTACCGGTAGTGTGGCTGTGACGACTGCGGGGCCAGCGCAATAGCCGTGTCCTGAATCGGAATAGCGGCAGTCATCAAGGCGGAATACAGCACCTTTCCGGCTACTGCGTTACCCAGTTCCAGCAGTGCCTCTTCCAGCTCGTTCAGGCCGGACACCGTCATGGTGACCGACATCAGCCGTCACTCGTTCCCGTGGTGCAGTACAGCTGCAATTCCCGGTTGGCCTCGCTGGGGTTCAGCACGTACTGCACCGCATAGACCTTGTCGCGAAACATCACCCGGCAGGTGTTGTCGATATCGGCACGCCAGCGGATGGTGATCTTTACCGTGACCTCTGCATGGAGCGCCTGCGCCACCTCCAGGGCCCGACCGCTGAGCGGCTGGACACTGGCCCAAGTAGCGCAAACGGGTTGCCAGGTGTTTTTCTGGCTGCCCATCTGTCCACGGGATTGGGCTGGAGATTCAATGACGACGCCGTGTACCAAACTGCCAATTTGCATGTCAGTAATCCACTCGGTAGCTGTCCAGCAGACCACCCACAAACGGATACGGCACTGCATTGGCATTGCCAGCCGTCACCGCCTGCCGTTGCTCATACAGCGTGGCCACATCAATCAGTATCCACCCGGCAAACGCATGCGGCAGGCTGGCAGCGGTGGAGCCATAGCCAGCGGTATAGACCACCGCGACCGTGACGCCACTTCCGGGGTTATCAATCGTCAGCAGCGTTTTCTGCCGGGTACTGGTCAGGCTGTAGTCGTCATCCGTCAGCACCGTTGCCACGCCATCGGCATCCGTAACCGTGACCGAGGTGATGGCCACAAACGGCGGGCGCGGCAGCAGCAGTTTCTCGCTGATGTCTGCGTCCAGCCGGTAGGTTGTCGTCAGCATGGCCCGGCCGGTTTCGTGGCTGCACCGCTCGGCAGACATAAACGCCAGACGGGTCAGCAGGCTGTCCTCGATACTGGTATCCGTGTCCAGGCGGCAATGCAGCTTGATGTCGTCCAGCGACACAGGCAGCACGGCGGAAGGAGTGACGACAGTCAGTTTCATTGGCTGGATGCCTCGAAATGCGCAATCTGTTCCGGGCTGTTATTCACCGCGCCGGATTTGAAAAGGTCGGCGTATTCGGCAGCGGACAATTCCACCACCGAACCCGCCGGAATACGTTTGCCGTCACGGTAGCAGTCCCGGAGGACAGCAGCGCGGACGGTTTCAGCCGGTTTTTGCTTGGCCATATCTTCACCCAAACGGGGCAGGCCGAAGCCTGCCCCATCATCATCAGGATGCCGCGTTGATGTAGTGCTTGATGCAGCCACCCACATCCAGCAGGTTGCCGCCGCTGCGCATCCAAGCCAGATAACCCACCTGACCCAGCTTGGCATAGGCGCTGTCGGTGAAGCGGAACAGTTCTGCCTGCATCACGTCGCGGATGTAGTAGAAGCTGAAATCACCAAACAGGATGGACTTGGCAGAAGCAGCCATCACCACCACATCGTTGTTGATGATCACCGGATAGCCGAGGATGGTATCAGCCATGGGGCCAGACAAACCGTCATAACCGGGCAGGAAGATCGGGCGGCCGGTGCTGTCCTTCAATTTTTGAATCGTAGCCAGCGTGGCGTCATTCATCATGAAGCTGCAACGGCCAAGCGAGCGGTAGGCGACGTCCACCGAGTGCACCAGGTCAATCAGGTCATCCGCAATGACGGTAGTGGTCTGGCCGCTGGCACCGGTCTTGCCCAGGCTGGAAGCTACAACCACGCCCTTGGGCTGGCTGGAGCCGGTTCCAGTGGTGAAATACGTGTTGGTGATGCGGCCCAGACGATCGGCAAAGCGGCGGTTGATGAACGCCTCAATGTCAATGTTGCTGTCCTGCAACAGCTCAAACGGCACCGCGATGATTTTGGAGCTGAACTTGTAGGCGTCCAGCGCCACAGTGCCGAACGTGGGGTCAGCAGCCGTTGCGGTGGTGTTCTGCGCAATCAGTTCACCAGTCTCGCTGGTGCCGTCGCTGGTGGGGAATGACAGGCTGTTGCCCATGTCGGTCTGGATGATCGTGGCCACCTGACGCACACCGCTGTAGTTCTTCAGCGCATCGAACAGGATGGAGGCCACATCGGACTGCACGGTGTAGCCGCCCTGGCTGCCGGTGGTGGTGGACATGGTGTTTCGGATCTGCGTCCAGTCCTCGGCCGTCAGGGCTGCATCACCGCCCTTCAGCCACTTGGCCAGCAGGCGCTTGCCCGCTGATTGCGGCTTGTGGGTGGTCGCATCAATCTGGTCTTGCAGCTGGGCATCACCCAGGGCGGCCAGCGCTTTCTCGGTGCGCTGGATTTCAGCGTTGATGGCGTCAATGCGGGCCATGTCAGCGTCATAGACGGACTGGTTTTCCGGCGTCCAGGAAGCGCCGGGCTGTTGGCTGGCGGACATGGTGTCCTGGACGCGCTTGGCGAGGACGTTGCGCTCTTCGCGCAGGGCTTGAATCGACTTCATGTTTTGGATCTCCAAAATGAAAAAACCCGCAACATTGCGGGTGTGGCGGGTTAAAACAGGGTTACAGAGCGGCGGTCAGCGCCAAACGGCGAGACATGGCCGCAAAATCAGGGGCCTTTGCCGCCGGAGGTGGCGGCGGTGTCGGCGCAGGCTGCGGAGTGGTGCGGGCCTTCGGCTTGCGACCACGCGGCGCATTGCGATACACCGACAGGTTCCACATATCCATGGGACCTTCTTCAGCAGGCTCTTCCAGATCCGCAGCTGGAGCAGCGGGCGGCGCAGCAGGGGCCACAGCATCAGCATCACCGGCAATACGGTCGATCAATCCAAACGCTGAGGCCTCTTGCGCCGTGAACCAGGTCTCAGCATCCATCAGCAGCGCAATCTCGGCCTGATCTTTGCCGCTCTTGGCGGCGTAGCTCAGGGCAATGGTGCTGTCCACTTTGCCCAGCAACGTGGCCGTCTTGGTCATGTCGTGGCGATCACCGCAGCCATACGTCCACCCGTTGTGGATCATGAACAGCGCACCGGGAGACATAACCACCTCATCGCAGGCGATGGCAATAAACGTGGCCGCACTGGCACAGATGCCGTCAACGTGGCAGATGATGGTTTTGTCGCTGTCGCGGATGGCCTGCTCAATGGCACGGGCGGCGAACACATCGCCGCCAGGGCTGTTGATGCGCAGGTGGATAGTAGGCGCGGTGATGCTGGCCAGGTCAC